CAACACCGCCGTGCCGTACAGCACGTCCACGGTGAACTGCTGCGCCAGCGTGTTCGGTTGATAACTCATCACCACGCGGATCCCGAAGTTTCCCAACTCGGCGTATTCCGCCACCGCGCCCGTTCCGGGAAGCGGTTGCGGCAGTCGGCGAACCACCAGGCCCAGCGCCGAGCGCCCGAACGCCAGGTTGTGGATCGTCATTGGCGTGCTCCCCGTCTTCTTCACGAACTGCGATCGGAAAACGTAGAAGTCCTTGATCTTCCCCACCGTGCCGTCCACCAGGGCCCGCAGCCCCGCGTCGCCGGCCGTGGCGTACTCGCTGAACCGCGGGATTTGACGCAGTTGCGAATACGTGCTGGCGTCCACCACCAGATACTTCGACTCGCTCGCCGGTACCTTCGCCGCGAACAACGCCGTCTCGGCGGCGTCGATCGTCGCTTCCGTCACCGCCGTCGCCGCCGTGCCCACCGGCGTGTTCGCCGTGAAGCTCGCGTACAACCCCAACAGGTCCGTCTCGATCTTCTCGGCCAGGGCCACCACCGCCGGCTGCATATAAAGCCGCAGCAGGTCGGGAACGGCCAGAACCTTCGTCACATCCGGGATCTGAAAGGTCGCTTCCGCGTGCGTGTTCAATACGATCTGGGCATTGCCCAGAGTCGGATTCTGTGTCTGAACGCTGCCACCCTCGGCCAGATTGTTCGCCACCAGCGTCGCGGGCATTGGCACGTTCACCGTGTCACCCGCCTGGGCCAGCGTTGCTTCGAAGTCCCGGTTGACCAGGTTCCCCATCACCAGGTTCCCCATCAGCGCCGGTAATGCGTCCACCGCCACGAGTTTGACAATCGCGTTAGCCACGTTTGTCGACGTAATTGCTGACATTCACCTTCTCCTTGTCTTCTGTAGCGGGCGCCGCGATCTTTCGCCGCCCCCGCAGCCTCTGTGTTCCCCAGGCCTCGCCTCGCGTTCGCCTGCGGCTTCTGCTCAAGCGCCTCGCATGGTCTGCGACGCCACTCGCGCAATCTCTTGCCGGATTCGCCCCAATTCCTCGGCGTTCATCCCCGGCCGCAGCTTGTCCAGATCGACTCCACTCACCCCCGCCGCGCGCTGCGTCGCCGATACTCCCGAGCCGCCCGGAATACGCGCCGGCAGAAACTCGGGATTCTCGCTCACGAACTGCGACAGGTACTCTCGCGCGTCCAACTCGTCCTGTCCCGATCGCGCCACCAGTCGCCCGTCCGCCGTGCGTTGGATGTCGTCCTTCACCGCCTTGTACGCCAGATCCACCTTCGCCACACCCAACCGCTGCAGTTCGTTGCGGATCTTCCCCTGGCGGTCCAACTCCTCGGCTAGCTGCCGGCTCCGGCGGTTCTCTTCCACCACATCGTTCAACCGCCGCTCCAGCTCTTCCCGCCGCCTTCGCTCTTCCAATAACTCCGCTTTGTAGGCCGGCTCCGCTTTCGACCGTTCCGCGCTCACGAACTCCGTGATCGCTTCCCGAATCACCGACCGGACGTCTACCGGTCGCTGTTCCGGCGTGTTCATCTCGTTGCTCCGCTCGTCTTCCATGCGTCTCCTCTTGGCTCCTTCTTGCCCTGTCCACCCGCTATCGTGCCCTTCGCTCCGCACGACGCTAATTGCGCTGCTTGGGTGTCTTCTCGAACCACTCGTCGATCTCCCGTCCGATATGGTCCTTGGTCTCCTGCCGCACGTCGCACAGGTACTTGAACGCCAGCTTCTTGAAGACCTGTCTCTTCAACGTCTCCGATTCGATCCCCAATCCCAGCAGCTTCGTGGCGTCCTCCAGTTCGTTCGTGAAGTCCCCGATGTCGAATTCGTCCAGCCCGCTCACGTCGATCGTCAAACCGTCTTCTCTCGCCGTCTCGATCGCTCGCAGTACCCGCTTCAACACGTCCTTCACCGCGTCCCCGTAAGCCCGCAGCACTTCCTGCGTGATGCTGTAGTCCCTCTGCTTGCTCAACGCCGACTGCGCCGTGTACCCGCCCTGCCCGCCCCCGGCCTGCGTCATCAGGTAGCACACCCGGTAGATTTCGTCCTTCAACCGGATCAGGTTGTCCGCCGCGATCTGATAGACCTTGCCCTCCGGCTCGGTCCATCCGAAACGGTCTTCCGGGCCCAGTTGTATGAAGTAGGATTCTCCCACCACCTGCTTCCACTCCCGGTCCGAGTAAATCACCGGCATCGCGAACAGCCCCATCGTCAACGCCCAGCTCAGCGCATTGGCTTTGTTGAAGTGCTCAATCTGTAGCAGCCCCGCCTTGTTCAGTAGCCACAAACCCTCCGACACTTTCAGCTCGAACAACGGCACCCGCTCCTGCTTCCACAGCGAATGCCGCCCCTGGTCGATCAACTCGATCTCGGCTTTTCCATCCCCCGTCTCCACCCGCCGGTACACCCGGTAGTCCCGCTTGTCGTAATACATCCACCGCGTTTCCGTCCGGTATTCGCCGTCCAGATCTTCTTTTTGCAGCGACGACGTCCGCAGTACCACCCAGGCGAAATTCCCCCGCTCGTCCAGGCTCCAATTGATGACGTTCTCCGACCGGTAATCCACCAGGTAGGCTCGCGACGCTCCCGCCGCCTCTTCTTCCGCGCGGTTCGCCACCGGCCGCTGGATGCGCGGAAAGTCCACCAGTATGTAGCTCGCCCCGCTTACCAGCGTTTCCGTCATCTGCCGCCGGAAGAAATCGCTCAGCGCCGAGCCCTTCTGGTCGCAGTCCTCCGAAAAATTGTTGAAGAACTGCTTGCCCGCCTCGTTGTTTCCCTCGAACGTCAGCACCGGTTCCCGGCGCAGCAACGTCGCCGTGTACCAGTCGATGATCGAGCCGATATAGTTCTCGTAGAAAACCCTGCTCAGCCGTTCCTGGTACACGTCGTGCGGTTCCTTCTGCCGCCGCGGCAGATACAGGCTGGCGTTCTCTTTTAGTTGTTCGCCGCCCGAGTATAGGTCCCGGTACTTCTTCCACATCGACTTTCGGGCGACGTATTCCGGATGCTCTTGTTCGATCCCTGTCACAGTCTCTCGCTCCCGCTGTTCCTAGAACAGCCTTCTGCCCTGGTCTCCCACCGGCGCCAGCGGTCGGCATTCCTGCCACACTACATAGCCCAGCGCGTCCGATAAGTGCGTCCGCCGCGGATTCTTGTCCTTGTCCACCACCGTGCTCCCCGGCTTGTACGCGACTTCCTCGAAGTCCTTCACCAATTCCTTGCACCGCGGGCTGATCAGCATTTGGATTTCCCCATCCGCCGATTTCAACTTCGCGTTCATCAGCCCCACCCGCTCCCGCACCTGCGGATTAGACCTCGGTACTTTCTGCTGTATCTGGTTGTATTTCACCGTTTGGAAAAAGCGGCGGATGATCTCGTAGTCCGTCGACCCCGTCGTCTGTCTGTTGTTGCCCGACGCGTCTCCGTAAATCGTCACGCCCGCCGCATGTTCCGCATAACGGTTCCAGAACTCCCGGCACGCTTCTTCCGTGCTCGCCCGGCTCATCACGATCTCGTCCACCACCCGCACGAACCCGTTCTCGATCTGCACCACCACCGACGACATTGGGTCTACGTTGAAATCCAGCGCCCACATCAACGGCAACCGCGCGACCACTTCCAGATCCCGCACGTGTTCCCGCCGTTTGAACGTGTGATACACCAGCCCCGTGTTGCTGTTCAGGTACTCGCCCAGTACTTCCTGCTCGAAGAATTGCTGGTCGTAACTCCGCTTCAGCCGGTCGTAGAAGTCCGGTACTTTGTCCAGCAGGTGCCGGTTCTCGTATGGCTTCGCGATCGTCGCTTCGTATCCGTCCACCCTGTCCGCGATGAACCGCCGGTACACCCAGTCGAACCCCTTCGGCGTCCACACCGCGAACCCGCACAACCGGCCCGCTTTCGGATCCCTCAGGCGCCCTTCCAACCGCTGCCACGCCTCTTCCGACGTGTACGTCAGTTCGTCCACCCCGAACCACGCCAGGTTCGTTCCGCGCAATCGCTCGAACTCGTCCACGCTCCGGAACAGAATGCGCGATCCCGTGTCCTTCAGCGTCAGCACGTTCTCGGCTTTGTTTAAATCGTATGGAATGCCGTTCTCGTTCAGAATCTCCAGGAACGCGCAG